CTTGCTTTTTGTGTTGTAGTTAATTTTTTATATACTTTTTTCATTCAACCACCAATTTAATTAATTCGTCTGCTTTCTTTAAAACTTCTATGTGTTCAATTCGTGCTTTGTGGTCTGGCTCTATTTTGTTTAATAATTTGCCTGTCGTGGTACTCCAATTATTGACACTAGCGTACTGATTAACTCCGACTAGCGTTTTATAGCTGAAATAAAGGTTTATTTCTTTATTTCCTTTAATTAATTTAACTTGGTTCTGGTTCACAGTACCTAAATTAATTAATTCTACTTTTAATTTATCGGTTTCTTTTTGTCCGTTTTCTGTCATATTATACAACTCCTTTTTTATTTCATTCTATATAGTTAAATCAATCTTTTAGGCTACCCTAAACGCTTAAGATTTTTCCTTAAAATGCTTATTATAGCAATTATCACAAAGTAATTTTTCAATTCTAACTGTTTGGGAGCCACTTTTTAAGCCAATGTCTTTTAAGACTTTATTAGACATTTCTTTGTTTAATAATATTTTATTGCATTTATCACAATTCATTATATCCACCCTCTTAAAAATTTCTGTCTTACGTACCTGCTGACAGGGATTAAATAAATAGTCGGCTCTAATCCACTATAAGAATCAATATTGTTCATTTAACCACTTTTTCCCTTGCTATTTTCAATCTTTCTTTTAAAGAATATTCTTTTATTTTTTTATTAATAACTTCTATGTGTTCTGTGTTTTCAAATTGATAAATCCAACTTTTAGCGTCTGCTCTATCTGAAAATCCTTTCTTTAAGTGATGTGTTCTTTTTGTTTCTTTGTTTTTAAATTTTATTTTTACTATTATTTTAGAGTTCATTTTATCAACCTCACTTAATTTATTCTTTCTATATAGAAAGAATAAGAAAGAGTATATAAGCTTAATGCGTTTTTGCCTGTTTTTAGCCTGTTTCAGTCCGTTAAATAGGTGTGATTTTCTAACTAGAATAGTATATAAACTCCAACTGCGTTTGTACTGTTGGAGGTTTTAAATTATGACTATGACTAAAAAAATGTATTCAGAAAATAACTATTTCCATAAAGGTTTAGTTTATGCAAAAAGAATAGTATAAACTTTTTGTTTTACCCTTGCGACAATACAATAAAATCTGTTTCTCTTTACAGTTTCAGAGTAATTTCTGGGATTGTAAAGGGTTGCAGTAAACCCTTAACGACACTATTAATTCAACCCTTATTATTATTAATTATAACCTTACCATTACCTACTTCTATAATTACATGTATAACAGTCTTAACTAACCTTAAACTATCCTGCCGTCTGCCTGTCCCACAGTCATACAGAACAAAACCAACAACCAACACAAAACCCCAGTTATATAAGTTTATATAACCCAAAAATGAGTAGCTACCCATTAATGAGTAGCATTAAACCCCTTATATAACGGGTTGTGTGTGGTGTGTAGCAGGGGGGGTTAGCTTGTTATATAACGGCTCAACTGTAATCTACTATATAACGGGTTTGTTGTTGTGTTGCCTGTATACAGGCAGATAGTCTATTATACTGTTTATCGGCATGGTCGTAACAACCCCTGTTTAACCCGTTTACCCTACCCCATTAGACACACAAAAAAACAAACAAGAGAAACCAAAAAGGGACTCCATATCGGTGTGGCATGAGGATAGCTGCACTGTATATTCGCTTGTTGTGTATCGGGTTTTGGGGGGGGTTTGTTGTTTTGTTTCGGTTTCGGTTTTGGGTCCCTTGGCTTGTTGCGAGGCTGGAAATACCAGAAATATACGTCAGTTTTGCGTTTCCTCCCGTAGATTGTGTTTCTGTGAGACTGGCTTTAAATGCCTTATTTCAGGGTTTGTTTTTTGACGCGGAGCCTTTCGGCTTTGTGGATTGCTTTGTTTCAGCAGTTTGAAGGGTTTTAAATAATCTGTGGGTGGTACAAGAATTTTTTGGTAGCGTGTGCGCTTGCGGGCTTTTGTGTGGAGTAGTGGAAGTGTGGGGGGTAAGGGGGTCAGAGGGTATAAGGCTTTAGGGGTAAGGTTTTTTTAGTATTCTCTATAAGTTGTTGGTTTTCCTGGTGTGTGGACTTCTACAATATCTCCTGGTTTGTATTTGCTTTCTTTTAATTTTTTGCCGCAGTAGGGGCAGTATTGGATTGGAATGAATGTCATGTCTTTTTCATCATCATATATTAAGTACCATTCTTTATCTTCTTCATTAAACCAGATTCGTTGGGCTTCTGGTATTTTTTTACATTCGTGTGTTTTTTCTGATACCATTATTAATTTCTAAATAGAAGTGTTTTTATTTGTTTCTATGTATAATTTGTTTTGGTTTTGTTCAGATTCCTTGTATCTGACAGGGCGTCTTTCTTTGGAGTGGCAAGGCGGGCTGATTACCCGCACTCCTTAGATCCTTTTTTCGGGCGCGCGGTGTAATGGTTACATTCCTGGTTTGCAACCAGGCGATTGAGGGTTCGATTCCCTCCGGGTCCATTTTTATTTATTTCGGTGAATGATTTATTTAACTGGGAAAGAAGTAGATTGTGGCACGATAAAGCCTTTTTTTTGGCGAGGGGGTTTGAATCCCTCACTTTTCATTATAATTGTTTTTTTAATGCATTTGTTTTTTTATTAGTTTACAAACAGCACAGTTGCAATTAGTTTCTTTAACGAGTTTTTCGAAATCGGAGGTTATTATTATTTTATAGTTCATTATTGTATTGTTTTTCAGTTAAGTTTTTTAAGTGGTTTGATTGTTAGTTTTATTGCTCAGGCGCGCTTGGGTCGATGTTTCTTGGATTGAATCCTGTTTCTTTATCTATTTTTCTATGTGTAATTAAAGTATGGCTAGTAATCCTTTTGGTTTTAGAAAATCAGAACCTAAGTGGTCTAAAGCTAAAATGAATCAAATTAAAGATATGCTTAAGGATGGCAAAACGGGCACGGATATTGCTAAGGTTTTTGAGGTTCCTGTGCAAACTTTGTATGCTGCTATGAATCGAGCTGGATTATCGGTGAAGGATTATCGTGTTACTGTTAAGAATATGTTTAAAGACGATAAGAATGAAGATGACCTTTCTTCTCGAGTTCGGTATCTTAAAGGCGAGTCAGTGGAGAAACCGGAAACTAAAGCTTTTTTTTATGACTGGCAGCTTAAAAGGTGGTTGGGTTGGTTTTCTGCTATAGAGTTAATTAATTTGCAATCTAAGTTTTCTGTTGCTGAAATCAATGAATTTATTACTAAGGATGCTTTGGGCATTTATTTGTTTTGTAAGGAGGTTTTGGGAGTTGAATTGCAGCATTATCAAATTAAAATGGTTTCGATGATGCAAAAGAATAAAAGAAACATTTTTAATTTAGGCCGGCAGGTTGGCAAAGATTTCACTATTTCTTGTTATGCTTTGTGGTTATGTGTTACTTGTAGTAATCGAAAGATTGTTATTGTTTCTCCTGCTCAACGTCAGTCGGATTTGTTGTTTAATCGTATTAAAGCTTGGATTGGTAATTCTGATGAATTGTTTGCTTCCATTAAGTCTTCTACTATGGAAATCATGGAATTTAAGAATGGCAGTAAAATGTATGCTTTACCGGCTACTTCTTATATTAGAGGTTTTACTGAGGTTACTGATGCTTTTATGAATGAAGTTGCGCATGGAATTGGAGAAGATTCTTTTGCTGCAGTAGAACCAATGCTTTCCAGGTTAAATGGAGGCTTACATCTTTTCAGCTCCCCTGCGGGGTGTGAGGGAATGTTTTGGAATTGTTGGAATAATCCAGCTTATCATTCAATGCATTTAACTTCTTTTGATAATAAGTATTTAAGCCGAGATTATTTAGAACAAGCAAAAAAAACGCTTTCAAGTCAAAGATATGATAATGAAATTAACGCTGAATTCTTAGAGTCTATTTCTAATTTTTTTCCGCGCGAACTAATTGAACGTTGTATTCGTGAATATGATCCTGTTTTAAGTCCAACTAGCCCGGATCAAGTTTATTTCATGGGAATTGACTGGGGTAGAATTCGAGACCAGACTGTCATTATTGTTGTTTCTAAGCAGCTTAATGGAGAAGTTCGAGTGGAAAGACTTAAAGAATTAGATAAAGTTCCTTTTGCTATTCAGTTGCAAGAAATTATTAGATTACAAAAAATCTATAAATGTAAGCGAGTTATGGCAGAATATGCAGGTTTAAGTTTGCCTTTGTGTGAGAGGTTGAGATTAGAGCATTTGCCTGTTATTTTTTTTAAGCCGACTTTGGATAGAAAAGAAGAAGCTTTTGATTATTTGTTGGTTCAAATGGAGAAAGGTTTAATTACTATTCCTCGGCATGATAAATTAATTTATGAATTAGGAACGTTTCGGTATGAGTTGGTTGGTGCTACTGGTAAAAAGAAATTACATCACATGATGGGTAGCTCAGATGATTGTCTTTTAGAAGGAACTTTAATAACAACGATTAATGGACAAAAACCTATTGAAGAAATAATCGTAGGCGATTTAGTTTTAACAAGAAAAGGTTTTAGAAAAGTTACAAGGGCTTGGCTAAAATCAGAAAACGCAGAATTAGTTAAATTAAAATTTAATGATGGAAGAACTTTAATTGGAACGCCTGAACACAAAATTTATACTCAAGAGAAAGGCTTCATACCAATGGATGCTATGAGTAATACTTATAAACCAATAGATGCTATAAATTATGTATGGCAATCAGATTTAATAAAAAAACATATAACGAAAATAAAAGAACAGGTTATTGGTGTAAAGCAGGAGGATTTGGGCTTTTACACAGAGATATTTGGGAATTTTATAACGGACAAATTAACAAAGGATTTGAAATTCATCATAAAGATGGAAACAAATCCAATAACAAACTTGAAAACCTTGAATGCATTTCAAGGAAAGAACACACCATTAAACACATTGCTAATTGGACAAAAGAAAGAATTCAAAAACAAAAAGATTGGGTTGATAAAATTAGACCTCTTACAAAGAAATGGCACAAATCAAAAGAAGGAAGAGAATGGCATAAAAAACACTGGGAAACAAGTATTGGAAATAAAAGAAAATCAATTAAAAAATTATGCCAAATATGTTTTAAAGAATTTCAAGATAATTCATTCCAACAATCAGGCAAATATTGTTCAAGCAGGTGCCTACAAAAAGCATTTAGAATTAATAACCCTGAGAAAGTTAAATTATACAGGAAAGGTTTATGATTTAACAGTAGAAGAAGAACACGAATTTTTTGCTAATGGAATATTAGTTCATAATTGTGTTGATGCGTTGTGTTTGGCTACTTGGGCTTCTAGGATTTCAGAGGCTTCTTTTGGTTTAAGTGGAGTAAGGCAACATTGATTCTTTCTTTACATTCGAGTTTGTCTGAACAAACTTCGTTTTTAAATTGCCAGGGATAGCCTTTTATTCCACAGTTTTTACAATCCATTTAAATCAATCTAGTTTTTCTACTCCGCCACCTGCAACTAATTCTTCTAATCCTTTTTTTTCGTTTTCAGTGTCATCTGATTTAATTGAAAACATTCCTTTTATTGGGTTTTTTTCAAATTTCTTTGGATAAAATTCTATTGTTGTTTCTGCTTTACAATCAGGGCATCTCCAGTGTTTTTGAACTAATTGGTCTTTGCTTGAATATTTTAGTTCTGCTTCGACTAAGCTTCCGTATTTTTGTGGGTAGTTGCAGTTTGCGCATCTTATTGGAACTTTAAGAGAATTCATTTCTTTCCCTTCGCAGGAAAAGAAAAAGTACCGCTTTCTTTTAAATAACTTATTCCTTTAACTTCAATGAATTTACTTTGATATTTTAAAACTTTAATTTGTTCATCAGGAACCTCTACTACTGTCTTCTCTGGAAAATAAAGGTTATTAACTTCTCTATAAGGCCCTAAGCCTCCAACATACATCATATACCTAGTCAAATTCAATCTCCTCCGAAAAATTTATTAAGTAACACAAACATAATATATTAAGAAAATTTATAAATAGAATGGAATATTGATTATCTATGGCAATTCAGGACTTATTTAAAACAAAAAAACCTACGTCTTTTAAAGTTAGTGCTTTTGATGTTTTAAAAGTTGAAAACAAAAAATCTTTTATTGAAGAAAAATTAGATAATTATTTAAATGAAGTTTCTGGCAGAGGATTAGTTTCTGCTACTCCAGGACTACAAAAAATAAGTCCAGATAAAAAAGGAGAAGAAAGAATTGTTGATGTAGAAATTTTTGAAGATATTGTTACTCATGTTCCTTTGGTTGCAGCAGCAGTTGATTTAACAGTTGATTTTACTGTTTCTCCAGGATTATACATTACTGCAGAAAACGAACAAGTAATTGAATCATGCAATAAATTAATGACTAGATTAAATTTTGATATTTTATTAAGACAAATTGTTAAATTCCTTTTAGTTTATGGAGATTGTTTTGTTGAAATAGTTAAAAACGAAGATGAATACGAAGGAACTATTGCAGAACTAAAAATTTTACATCCTAAAACAATGACTGTTGTTAGAGATGAAACAGGAAACATTGAAGGATATTTACAAACTGTTGGAACTGGACAAGCAAAACCAATTGAATTTCAACCAGACGAAATAGTTCATTTTATTTACAATAAAATTGGAGACAGAGCTTATGGAACTTCTTTAATTGAACCAATTTTACCTATTTTAAAAATGAAAATTCAAGCTGAAAGAGACATGGGTTTTATTTTATCTAGAAAAGCTAATGCTCCTTATCATGTTAAATTAGGAACTCCAGATTATCCTCCTTCAGATACTGACATTTCTGGTTTTGCTTCAGAGTTAGCTGTTTTAAAATCAAGAAACGAATGGGTTACAAGTTATTTAGCTGACATTAGTATTATTTCAACTAGAGATAAATCAATGGATTTTAAACCATACTTAGAACATTATGATAATCAAATAGTTTATGATTTAAGAGTTCCTTATGTATTACTTGGATTAGGAAACATTCCTGAAGGGTTAGCTAAAATTCAATTAGAAACTTTCCAAAGGCACGTTAAATCAATTCAGTTAGCTGTTCAGATTCCTTTAGAACAACAAATTTTTAAAATTGAATCATCTATTGTAGATGAAGATGAAACCCCTAAACTTCAATGGGGTCAGCAGTCAATGAAAGAAAAATTAGATGAAGTCCAAGCTTATTTGGCTATGATGGCATCTACTTTAACTGAAGACACTAAAACTGATATTGAAAATAAAATTAGAGATTTACTTGGAATTGAGGGAAACCTTTCAGTTGAAGATCGACAGACTGATCAAGAAAAAAAACAACAAATGTTTTCGCAAGGGAGTGGTGAGGATGGCAACGAAGATAGTTTCAACAAAGGGAACAAACAAGGACCCGGAAAACCTAAAGTGGGAAGTAAAAAACCAAAAGTCAAACCAAGAGTTTCTGATAAAGAAAGAAGCACTGATAGAAGTTGATTGAAATAGATTTAAAAAAACCTTTTGACAGTAAACCCAAATGCCAAGATGGAATTATTTGTAAAAACAAAAACGAAGGATTTATTGTTTTACAATATTTAGATGAAGGAAAAAGAGAACCAAAAATTGTTTGTTATCCTTGTGTTAAACAACGTCAAGCTCAAAATGACAAAGTAATGTTTGAAATGTATGGTAAGATTAATAAAGTAGAATGAGTCTCTAATTTTATATTATGATGAAGGTATGCCCACACTGTATGCAGTATTATTCTGTAAACAGTTATGATTGTGATGCTGAACACAGATGCAATTCTGGTTATTTAGCTTTAGATCAAGAAGATAGAGTTGTAGTAGGCGATTTTGTTGGAGAAAGAAATGAACCAGGAGAAGGCGAAATCACTAAAAAACCGGGCGCAAATTTACAAGGTTTAGCAAATAAACTGCAAGGAACTTTTGCAGGAATTCAAGGAGAAAGATTAACAAATTTTACTATCAGAGGAGCCAAAGCTCCAACTCATAGACAAAGACAACATTATGAGTATATTAAATTTAAGTGATATTATGAAAAAAGAAAACTTAATTGCAGAAAATATTATAGTTGAATACATTGCGCCAATTTCTTTTGTTTCAGAAAAACTAGAAACAAAAAGTACAGGAAAAAAAACTCCATTAAAAATTAGTGGAGTTGCAATTGACGAAACAATTTCTCATAATAATTTAAAATACACTAAAGAAGCTTTAAAGAAAGCAGCACCAAGTTTAAGCGATAAACCAATTTTAAAAGACCATAAAAATGAAATTGATTCTTTAGTAGGAAGAACAAGCGAGTCTTCATTCAATGAAGTTGCAAATCAAGTTTTATACGATGGCTTTATTATGGATGAAAACACTATAGAAATGGTTGAAGATGGAAGAATAAAAAATGTTTCTATTGGTGCTAAAGTAGAAAAATTACGGAGAGAGAATCCAAAAGATTCTAACTCACCCCTTGTCGCAGAGGGTATTACATTCCTTGAATTATCCGTTACTCCAGTTCAAGGCGTTCAAAACGCCACAATTAGTCAGGCAATAAGTGAAAAATTAAATTTAGGTGATAATATGGCAGAAGAAGAAACTCCAGTGGAAACCCCTGAGGAAACACCAAAGGAAACACCAGTGGAAACCCCCGAGGAAACACCTGCAGAAACTCCTGCAGAAACACCAAAGGAAGTTCCAGCAGAGCAAGAAAAGCCTGCTGATGAAACTTCTACTGAAGCAATGAAAAAAATGCTTAGAGAAGTTATAAAAGAAGAATTAAAAATAAAAGAAAAACCAAAAGGAAAAGGAATTGTGTCAAATTCTATTAAACAAGAAAAAAAGTTTGATGGATTGATTCGAGAAAGAACAAGAGACGGATTAAGTATTTACAGTCTTGACGAAGAACTTGTTTATGGAGAAAGCACAAATCAGATTCCTAAAGGAATAAAATTTAAAGGGTGATTAAATGGCATACGATAGATTATTAATGTTAGATGATATTGGAACTAAATTTTCAGCAAAAGCAGCCGGAGTAATTTCAGGCGGGTTTTTAGTTGGCTGGACAAGCGGAACTGATGTCGTAGGAAGTGGAACAGCAACTTACGCAACCGAAGATGTTTCTGTAGCAGTATCAGATACAGCAGGAATGGCAATAGGAATTGCATTAACTACAGCCGCTTCAGGTGGAGTAGTATCAGTTGCAACACAAGGAATGTTTATTTTGCAATGCGGTTCAACTGCAATAACTTCAGGCGGATTCGCAGTATACGATGCAGGATATGAAAACATGGTTGTCCCAATAACAGGAAGCGCAGCAGGAAATTTATATAGAGGCATGGGTAGAGCATGGACAGCATCTACAGCTTTGACAGGATTTTCAGTTGTTTCAGTGAGGTTTTAAAATGAATGACGGAATGATGATTAAAGAACTATTAACAAGAGACGCAGGAACCGAGGGAAGCCTGTTAATACAAAAAAAGATTTACGATACATTAATTTCTCCTCCATTGAGAAAAAGAATTGGAAGAAACAAAGCGGCTTTTATTGTTGGCCCTTCAAGTATTCCAGGTTCAAGTGTCGATGTAGATTTAACCACAGCACAAACAATGAAAGTAAACAAAGTAGCAGAAGGCGGAGCAGTTCCAATTAAAGTAGTAGATCACACAAGCATTAACATCAGACCAGCAAAATATGGTTGTAGACCTTTAGTTACAAAAGAAATGCAAGAAGACGGAAAATGGGATTTAATCCTATACAACATCGGACAAGCAGGCTTAGAAATGGGCTACAACGAAGACAAAATAATAATCAATGATGCATTAGATTCTGCTTCAGCAACAAACGCAATAAGTACAGGCGGAGCAATGGGTTACCAAGACATGGGAACAGCAAAAAAGAATTTAAGAGAACAAGATTTTGAACCAGATACTATGTTTGTTGGACCAAAAGTTTTGAATGACTTAGAAAACATTGATTCATTCATGGAAGCAAACAAAATTGGAAACTCAAGCAACATGATAAATGGTTTAGCAGGAAGAATAAGAGGAATGAATATTCATTTATTCTCTCCAAACGTAGCGCCAAGTTCAACTTACACAAACATAGCCTATGCAATTGATTCGGCAAATGCGTTCTTTTTAGCAGAAAAAAGACCATTAACAATAGAGAAATACGATGATGTAACACATGATTTATCAGGAGTGGTCGTTACCCAAAGGTTCGCAGCAAGTTATTTGAGACCTTTGGCAATGTCAAAAATTACTACAACTTAATTGTTGTAGTTTTTTTTATTTTTTTGAGGTGAAAATATGGCAAATACAAATATTAATGATGGAATGGAAAGAGGAAAATATAGAGCAAAAGAATTAGAGTTTTCTTCATATTGTTCTGGAGCAGCCCCTATTTATGGATCTGGAGGAACATTCACAGGCGCAGTTTCTGTTGGAACATCACTTACTGCAACAACAGCAATTGCAGGAGTAAATGTTACAAATACTGGTTCAACAATGAACACAAAACACACGGAAATGGAATTAACAGGAAGCCCTTATGGTGAAGGATTGGTATACAATTTCACTTGTGCAGCAGCAGCAACAGGCGGCCAATATATGTATGTTGAGGATTCAATAGCAAAACTTTCAGGAGCAATAGGACAAGTTACAGGCGTAATTTATGGATCAGCAAAATATCCTTCAGGTACATCATTAACTGTTCCTTTAGTGGTTTATGGACTAAAGTATTTAACTTGCGCAGACGATGTAGGTAATGCAGATTATGTTACAGCAGGTTCAGCAGCACACACAGTTGCATCAGGAGCATTAAGCACATTGACTTTTGGAAAAGTTTTAGGCGCAGCATCTTCAGGTGGAGCAGCTTTAGTAATGGTTGGAAAACTTTAAAATTCAGGGAGGCACTTCAATGTCTTATGATAGAATGATAGTATATAGATATTCAGGAACTGGGTTACTTACAAACCCTGCTACGGGAAGCGCAGATACTTACAGTGAACACGCAATTAGAGGCAGGTTATATAAAGTAGCAGTTAATACTGGCGCATCAGGAACATTAACTTTAAGTGAATCAGGCACAGGAGAAACACTTTTAAGTGTTGCTGTTGCAAGTGGAACAAGTTTTTCAACATATTATCCAAGAACAACAATTCATACTGCAGCAGGAGTTGCAGTTACATACGAGTCAGGAAATATGTGGGAATCGTCAGCAATGAATAATTATATAAGAGCACAAAACACAGCAGGTTCAACATATCAATTTAATGATATAAGGATATATTATAGGTGATAAAATGGCAAGTGATATAGATTGGAAAGTTTATACGGGGAGTCCTTTAACTGAGGCTCCAGCAGCAGGAAGTAGTGCAGTGAATGTGAATTTGTTGTTATTAGATATTTATGACAGCACAGCAGGTTCTTATGCAGCAAACCCAATTAGTGTTCCAGCAGCAGGTTCGGCTTATTCTTTTGAAAGAGTAATTAGAGCTCAGTGGACTGGAACATACAACGAAGTAACTAACGTAAAATTATGGAAAAGTTCAGGAACATTAAGCGATGCAGGAATATCAATCTTAGCTGATGTAACTGGAACTTGGGCACCAGCAGCACAAACAAGCGGAGCATCAACTTTTGCAACAGCAGCAATACCAACAACATCAGGAACAGCATTAGATGCAACTCCAGCAGCAGGTTCAGCTTACCCAGCAGCAGGTTACAGTAAATATGGTGTATTGCAGTTACTGGTTAAAGCAGCAGTTACTACTCCAGGCGACATAGGTTCACAGTTAATTAGATTCCAATGGGATGAAACCTAGTTTTATCTCAATAGTTTTTTTTTCAATACAATGAAAAGGAGGTCAATACAATGGCAGATTGGTTAAAATGGGAAGTTTTGTTTAATGATGAGACTTCTTTAAGTCAGTTTAATGAAAATTATGCTGAAACTAATTTTAAGAAAGTTCAAGAAAAAACAGATAAAATTACAGTTTTTAAATTATTTGGAGACGGAAATTCTTATTCTGTTAATTTATCTAAAGGCTCTATTTCTATTAATGACACAATAATTAATTTTTTTGAAGATTATGAAAAACACAATTTTCGTTTAATTTTCTTTAAAAGAAGATGTGCTTTATTGTATAACAAATCTATTGAAACAGATTATTTTCTTGGTTTTCAAACAACTATTAATGAAAAAAACCATAAGAAAATGTTAAAAATAACTAAAACTAAAACTTATTTTAAAGACGAAGGTTGAATTTTTATGAATGAAAAAGAATTCAAAGAAAGCAAATTAGTTTTTAATGAAAAAGGAATTTATTTAGGTAAAATAGCTTTAATGAATGCTTATGAAGAAACATGGATTAGAAAAGAAGTAAGGAAATTTTATGAAAAATATAAACCTAAATCTGTTTTAGAAATAGGTTTTGGTTTAGGTTATACTGCTGATGAATTCCAAAAACAAGGAATTAAAAGACACGTTATTATTGAAGCGCACCCGGAAGTTTATTGGAAAGCAGAACAATGGGCCAAAGGAAAAAAAGGCGTTTGGATAATTAATAATTTTGTTCAACACGTTGGATTATGTGAAACTTTTGATTTAGTTTTTGATGATAGGCAAGAAATGGTTTTTATTGATAAACCTGATTTTCCTTGTAATAATTTTAGTTATTTACATTATGAACAAATCATTTTACCAGAGGTTGTTGAATGACTACTATAATTAAACATACTTTAACTGAAGAACAAATTTTTAATGGAGTTAATCAAGGTTATTTAATTTGGGAATTAAGAAATCGTTATAGAGGAGTTTTTGGTTGGAATGGACACGTTGTTATTTTGAGTGATGGGCCTGAATTAAAGTTCACTATTGATTTAGATTTAACTGAACAACAAAAAAATCATGTAATTGCTTTTATTGAAGGTATTACTCAAAAAGAAGAAAATAAAACATATCCAGAAAATCATGTTTTAGTTACAATTCATATTGCTCCAGATGCAATGGTTGATGGTTTAAGAAATATTTTAACTAACGCTGGAAGCGATTTAACTTTTAAGTTTTTACCTAAATCAACTGGAAGTTATGAAGAAGGAAACTATGATGCTTCACAAAGATATTTTTTTAATAGAGTTCCAACTGCTTCAGAAGAAACATTAATTAGAAACGCTTTGAAAAGCGTAGTGGATGTTGAGGTGTATGGAAAACCCTAAAGTAATTTTAATGAATATCAACATAGGTGATTAAAATTACTTATAAGCGAGTTAGTTACATTGATTTTAATAATATGCGGTCAGTTAATTCTGGCGCTTCTTATGCTCCAACTGACTTATCTTTAGGTTGTATTCCTTGGGATGGCTCAAAATATTCTAATATAACTGAAGTTTATGTAGAAATAAATTGGATGAGTGATGGAACAGGTTGTCTTCCAAATTCTATTCCTGGTATTAACTGGCAATTATATGATTATGCTGGTACATCTATTGTTTCAGGTCCTTGGGGAGTAAATGGAAGTGGTTGGGATAGAAACAGAAGTCCAAATATAGTAAATGATATGCCATCAGGCACAGCAGATTTAATTATTCAAATTAGAAAACATTGCGGAACTAATGCAATAATAGACGGAGCAAGAATTGTTATTGTTCAAGAATCTGACTCTGCTCCTAAAACAAGAATTTATATTCCTATTGGTCAAAGCGGGATAACTACTTCAACTACTTATGAATCATTAGATGCTTCAAATTCTTATGAAAGACACGCTTATTGGGATACAAGTAATTATGCTACTATTAGTGATGTTCATTATAATGCAACAATTAGAAATTCTGTTGCTGGAAGAACTACTTCTGTTCAATTACAACCAGTAGGAGGAGGAACTGCCGTAGGAGGAATTGGAGCTACAGGAACAACTTGGAATAACATTACTTCAGGAAGCATAAAAGCAACAATCGCTGATACTACAGAATATACTACTTTTATTAAAACAAGCATTTTTTCTGCTCAAGCACAAATAAGAAGCGCGTATATTATAGTTGATTTAAGTCCAGTTTCTAAATATCAAGGATATTTAACAACGTCTTCATTAGGACATTTTGATTCTTCTTCTACTTATGGTGAAGAATCTTCTCACAAAGCTTTGTACGATAATATTTGGACAGATGTTTCTGTTACTGCTTATAATGAAGCAACAATCAAACAAGCTAATTCTACTTCTGCTGAAGTTGAATTATTTGATGATGGGAGTGGATTAGCAGCAACCGAAGTAACTACTACAAGCACTTCTTATGTAAGAATTAGGTCAAGTTCTTTTACTGAACCTGCTGATGGTTCAGATATGGGATTTTCAGTTAAAAGAACTGGAGGTTCAAGAGGCGCGTATGGTTATTGTGGAAATGTTGTTATTGTTCAAAATGTTACTGGAATAGGTATTTCTACTAATTCAGATGTTTTATTGAATGCAAAAATAAATCTAAAAATAACAAGCGATAACCTTATTTCAGGAAGAATCAAAAAAAACATAACTTCTGAAAATTTATTAAATGCAAGCATTGATCTTGGAATTCAAACTTATTCATCAGATAAATTATTAAATTCAATGATTCAGGTTCCATTAAATTCAATTAATTTAATTAATTCAAGAATTCAAAAAGAATTAAATTCAGAAGAATTGCTTATTTCAAGAATTAAAGTAAATGGATTAGCTTCTGAGAATCTTTTAAATGCAAGAATTAAAATAGACAATAACAGTTCAGTTGTTTTACTTTCAGCAAAAATTCAAATAAGTTATTTTGAAGAAAAACTATTACTTTCAAGAATCAAAGTACCTTTTTCTAATGAAGTTTTATTGAATTCAAGAATAAAGACTTTAAAAGACAATGAAAAACTTCTTAATTCCAGAGTTAAACTTGTTTCAGTTTCAGATGAAATATTACTAAATGCCAGAATAAAGAAACAAAATAATTCAGAACTTTCATTAAATGCAAAGATTAAGGTTCCTAGAAGTAGTGAAAATCTTCTTAATGCTAGAATTAAAGCAGAAAAATCTTCAGAAAACTTATTGAACGCTAGAATTAAAATAAATAATCTGTTTGATGAAAAACTATTAAATGCCAGAATTCAAATTGAATATAATTCAGAAAACCTTTTAATTTCACGAATTAAAGTCCCTTTAAATCAAGAGAAATTACTTAATGCTCGGATTAAAGCAAATTTGAATGAAGATAATTTATTGAACGCTAGAATTAAAGTTGATTTTTCAGAAGAAAATCTTGTTTCTTCAAGAATTAAACTTAATAATAATTCTAATGAAAACCTATGCAATGCATCAATTATTCTTGCTGAAAATTCTAATAATTTATTGAATGCGAGAGTTAAGTTACTTGTTTTTTCAGATAATTTACTTAATTCCTATATTGAAATTGTTGGAAAGTATTTTTCTAATGTTGTTTTAAATTCAAGAATTAAAACTGAAAAAAACAATGAGAATTTATTAAATGCAAGAATAAAACTCAATAATTTATCAAATAATGTTTTATTAGATGCGAGAATTAAAACAGAAGATTTTTCAGATAAATTACTTTCATCAAGAATTAAAACTGAAAAAGACAGCGATAATCTTCTTAATTCTAGGATAAAAACTAGCCAAGGACAAAACAAATTATCAATTGCAAGAGTTAAAACAAATAATCTTTTCAATAGTGTTTTGCTTAACTCCAGAATTAAATTAAATAAAAACAACGAAATCTTATTAAATGCTAGAATTGAATTAGAAAGGTTTTCACAGAATTTAATCAACTCAAGAATAAGTGTTTTAAATAATGCATCAGAAAATTTACTTAATGCCAAAATAACTCTCACAGTTTCCAATGATTCAGACAACCTTTTGAATGCACGAATTAAATTAGAAAAGTACCAAATAAAATTATGTAATGCTTTTATTAAAGTAACTGAAAACCAAGAAAAACTATTAAATGCAATGATTAAAGCTGGTTTTTCTTCTGAAAAACTTGCTATTGCTAGAATAAAGAAAGAAATAGAAGAAAATAAATTATTAATTGCAAGAATAAAATTATTGAATTCTTTTAATGAAAAACTATTAAATGCCAAAATTCAATTAAGTTATTCTGAAGAAAAATTATTGAATTCTTTTATTAAAGTGCCATTTAGTAATGATGTTTTATTAAACGCTAGAGTTACTGCTGGAGATTATTCTGAATTAATTTTAAAAAGCAGAATTAAACTTATAGGGGAATTAGAAGAAAAACTATTGAACGCTAAAGTAATTGTTTCTTATTTTGATGATAATTTAGTTAATGCTAGAGTTAAATCAAAAGAAAATAAAGAAAAGCTTTTGAATGCACGAATTAAATTATTAAATGAATTAAATGACAATTTAGTGAATTCTAGGATTAAAATCAAGTATGATTCAGATAATTTATTGAACGCTAAAACAGTTTTTGAGTTTTCTAATGAATTAAAAGCTGATGCTAGAATTAAGACTTTTAATGAATCAAATGAGTTAGTTTGTAATGCTAGAACTGGTTGGAAGTATTCCGGAGAAAATAACTTAAATGCAAGAGTTGTTTTTGTGCCTCCAATGATTAGAATTTTAGATGAAATTGATACTTCGGAGAATAGGATTTTAGATGTATTAAATCCTGAATTAGAAATAAGAATTGAAGATGAGAGGTTTTAGAAATGGCTTTATCAAAAGGTACAAATTGTGGTTTTGTTTCAGTTCGCCCAACAACCAACCCTTCTGCTGGCAGTGTTAGACTATCTACAAACGCAAGAGCATTTAAACACACTTCCCCAGCAACTGCAAAATTAGTTACAGAAATTGGATGGTATTGCGATAACGCAACACAAGCAGCAGATACTGATGTAGGGATTTATACTCACGATTCTGGAGATGATAAACCAGATGTTTTATTAGGTTCAGCTACTTTTGCAAAAGGAACTACAAGCGGTTGGAAATACGCTTCGGTTAATATCGAAATAGATTCAAGCACTATTTATTGGGTTGCTGCACAGTGTGATGACACTGCTTCCACAACAAATACAAATTATGCTACATCTGGTTTAAATAAAACTAAAGTAAAAAGTTCTTCGGAAACCGAATTAACTGATCCATGGGGAACTTCTGATTCTTCGGTTAGTCAACTCACTGCAATTTATGCAGTATATCAAGATTATATAACTTATGAAGATGATGTTTTATTAAATGCAGAAATTCAAACAATCCAATCTTATACAAACGATAATTTACTTAATGCAAGAATAAAGATAGAAAAATCAAATGAAATATTATCTATTGCCAAAATACAAAAACAGTTTTCAGAGGATAATTTAATTTCTTCAAGAATTCAAATTTCATTAAATTCTAGTGAGTTATTAAATGCAAGAATAAAATTAGAGTTGAGTCAAGAAGCACTTTTGAATTCAAGAATCTTAATAAAAGAGTTAGAAGACAACCTTTTATCAGCAAGAGTTAAAGTAGAAAAATCTAATGAATTATCTTTAAATGCAACCATTTCAGGAATTTATGCTTCTCTTAATTCAACCAACGCAAGGATAAAAACACTGAACGAATCAAATGAAGTTTTACTTAATGCTAAAACAGTTCTTCATACTTTTTCACAAAAATTAATTAATTCAAGAATTAAAATAGAGTTAAATGAAACAAAACTTTTGTTAGCAAGAATTAAATTAGAATTGGATTCAGAGATTCTTTTATCTTCCAGAATCAAAAAAGAGTTTAGTTCAGAAAACTTAGTTTCAGGAAGAATAAAAAAAGAAGTTTATTCAGAAGAATTGTTAAATTCAAGAATCCAAGTTCCATTGAATTCTATTGCTTTATTAAATTCAAAAATTCAAATAGAATATAATTCAGAATTAATTTTAAATTCCACTATTGCTGCGTTGGGTTTTTCAGATAATCTATTGAATGCAAGTGTCGATGGTTTAACTGACAGTGAATTATCTTGTAATGCAAGAATTATTTTTATCCCTAAAATTCAAAGAGTGCAGGCTTTAATTGGTTCTGAAACAAGAATTGATGACGAAACAACCAACCAAGAGCCTGCAAGAATCGGAGGAGATAGAATATTCCCAACGGGATAAAATTATTAAGTAGAAAGGAGATGATTTAAATATGGTACTAATAGCAAACACTGGGAGCATAGCTCAATACATTAGAAATCAGATTTACGATATACCTTCGTATGTTGATTCAGGAGCAACTTTAGTTGAGTATGTAGAGTTAGCAAGAATTGATGTCCAGAATTTTACTGGAGAAACAATCAATTCAGATAATGTAGAAGAAAAATATATTACTATTCTAAGAAATTTTGGTTGCGCTTACACTTTAGCGAAAATGATTGGAGCAAGAGTTGATTTTGATGTTAAACTTGGAGAATTAAATGTAACTAAAGTAAACAAAGACATTCCAGAAAAAGTTGAATTAGATACTTTTGTTTCTCAAGCAAATATGTCAATGAAAATGATTGGAAGAAGCATTGGTTACAAAAAAGTTTGGGGCGGAAGTGGTTAAATGGATGTCATTGAAATCTTGTTTGTAATTATTTTAATTTTTATTGGATGGGTTTTTGGTAAATCAAGTTGTAAAGGTGATTGAATGAGTTTTGTTTCAGATACTGGTTCTACTTTTGAAAGGTTTTTGAATAAACATGGTTCTACCGCAAAACTTCAATTGAAAACAATTACCTATGATGCAACTGATTACGATGATGAAACTTTAACTTCTTCAGGAGCAGTTATTGATTCATATAAATGCGTAATGGTTAATGTTACAGGAAAACAATATTCTGATGACTATTCTTATGTTCAACAAGGTTTAGTTAAATTAACTGATAAAAAACTTTATTGTCCAGGAGGATTTCCAGTAGCAGAAGATGCTACGATTGTAATTAATTCTGGAAGTTATTGGGTTAAACAATTTGATTACAATTACATTAGTGGAACAAACATTTACAGTAGAGTTTTTATTAGAACTTTAGCAGACAGGGAAACATAATGCCTACAATGGTTGAATTCGAAGTAACTGGTTTTGAAGCAGCTATTACTGATTCTAATATTCAAAAAGATAAAATAAAAGAAGAAGTAAAAAATGCTTTAAAAGATTTCGTGGAAAGAGTTTTAGTTAAATCAAAAGTTTTAGCTCCATTTAAAACAGGAGCTTTAAGAGATTCATTAAACATTGAACCTGTTTCAGATTTTGAATGGTCTTTACAAGATGGAGTTTCTTATGGAAAACATCAAGAATTTGGTTTCACTTCTAAAAGCGGTAAAAGAGTTAGAAATCCTTTTGTTGAACCTGCTTTTCTCACAACCAAGCCCACAATTGTTAAACTATAAATTAATAAAGTAGAATGAACTATTCTATTTTAGTTTAACCCAAGCGAGGGTCTCAAAATGACTGTAAGCGGCAGTACAATAATACACGATAGTGTGATGAAAATAAGAGCATTGATTGCTTCAGGAGTAACTGATCCAATTAGTGCTTCAAGAAGTTCTGATACAAAATTTGTAGCTACTGCTTTTCCTTCAAGAAAAGTTGAATATCCTTTAATTACTATTGAAGGAAATAAATCGTCAGATGAACGAATGGGAACTAACACACAAGTAATGAAAAGCAATATTCTTTGCGAAGTTAATGTTTGGAGCAAGCAAACAAAACAAAGAGATGAATTAAATGATTCAATTTATCAAACATTAAAGACAAGTCAAGCAGGAATTCAAGCGGGTTGGACTGGAACAGAATTAGATGGATTATATGATTTCAAATTTTTTGGAGAAAATAATATAGATGAGGAGGGACAAAAAGGAATTCATAGAAAAAGAAGTGAATTCGGATATTTTGTCGTAGGGTGATTTAAATGGTTAGAGTAATAATAGGAGCAGATACAAAAACATCTTGGGCACCAGAAACAAGTTATGGCGCTGGACCCGGAGCAACTAAATATTGGTTTGGTTTAGTGCAAGAGCATACTCCATCAGAAGATGAAAAAAGAACAGCATATAGGTATGTTGGAGGCGCTAGTAGAAACATTCATACTTTTATTGATGAAGGACAAGAATTCACTGGAAAAGTTTCAGCTTTATCTCAAGTCCCTGATTTATGGCATTATTTTTTTGGAGGAATAGCTCATACTGGAAGTCCAGTTTCTATAAGAACTATTACTGAATCAGGCACAATTCCTTCTTTTGGAATTCAAGACACTCAAGAAACAATTGCTAACGAGGGTTTACAGAGAACAATTAATGGTTGTGTTTTAGATACTTTGAGTTTTAAATGGGATGAAGGCGGACCAATAAACGAAGAAATTGATTATATTGCACAATCAGTTACTGTTGGTTCTGCTGCAGCAACAGCAGTTACTGCAATTGGTTCAGTTCCTTATATGTGGAGTATGGTTAGAACACAAATTTCAGGCGGAGGATTAGACGGATATTTAACTGAAAGCAAATCTGGGCATTGGACTGGAAAAAACGGAATGATTACTGCTCATTACACTGGACAATCAGGAACTAATACTGGTAATCCTTCAAGAGCAATTGGTGAACCAATTCCTGGACCAAGAGAATATGATGCAGAAACTGTAATGAATATGACTGCAGGAACAGGCGGAGATATTTATAATAATCTTTATAGAGCAGGTTCTGAATTTAACGCAAACTTTTATTTCCAAAGAACAAGTGGAACAGATAGTACTCAAATTTGGATGAGTGGATGCAAAGCAACGAATTGTACTCAACCAACCAAAAAAGAAGGCGTATTAGAACAAACTTTAACTTGGAAGCCAACAAGTTGTGGAATGCTAGTTAAAGTTGATGCTGCTGCTGGAAGTGCTCCGCAGTAGTTTTAAACCAAGCGAGGTGTAAAATATGAGTAAAATAAATAGTTTGGCTACTGAGCCAAAGAAAATCAAATTAGGAACTGAAGAATTTACTTTGATTCCTTTAACTCTAGGTGAAAGAAAAAGCTTAGTTAGTCTAATGGATTCAGAGAAGAAAAGCGATCAAACAGAAGCAGCAATAGATTTAATGAAGACAGTGCTAAAAAAAAGCTACCCGGACATGACAGAAGACGAATTTAATAACATAAGTCTCAAGTATTTGAATGATTTAGGTAAGGCTGTAATGGAACTTCATGGAATGAAGATAACGGAGGCAGAATTAAAAAAGTTGATGGCGGGCAAGGAGTCTGGATAGACCTTCCAATGACTGCTGATGAAATGATGGACAATATGGTTTATGATTTCATGGCAAGATTCAATTGGAACTTAAAAGACGTAAATGAAATTCCTTTTCCCGCAGCATTTAAGTTAAGAGAATTAATGAGTAAAGAAGACAGAAAAGTTAAAGCACAACAAAGGGATTTAGAATCAAAAAGTAGAGGTAAGAGAGGATAAAAAATGGCGTTTGAAATATTAGTTGGGTCATTCAAATATCTTGCGAAATTTGTTGATGCATTCACAAAACCCTTTAAACAAATGATCAATTCGATTACAGAAGGTCAAGTTCAAGTAAAAGGCATGACTAAAGAAGTAGACAAAATGAATAATGCCTTTACTGCTACTTATGGAACCTGGCTTAACATAATGTTTTTGTCAATGCAATTGAATAGAGTTTTTGGCGGATTAAGAGATTTAATTTTTCAAATTTATTTAAATTCTCTTTTCATGGAATTCACTTTTGGTTTACTAGCAGCAGTTGAACCAATTTTAGATCCTTTATTAGATATTTTATATGGCTTGCTTGATGTTTTTTATAATTTACCTGAAGGAATGCAATTAGCTATTGGCGCATTCTTTTTGATTATGGGAGTGATTTTATCTTTAATTCCTATGATTGCAGGAATAGCTTTGTTGTTAGGCCCTGCAGGATTAGGAGCAGCAGGAGGATTATTGCCTGCACTTGGCGCAGCATTCGGTGCGATTATCGTTCCACTTTTAATTATTATTGCAGTTATTGCATTGCTTTGGTTAGCTTGGGAAACAAACTTTGGAAACATAAGAGAACATTTTGAAACTTTTTTTAATGGAGTTAAAACAATAATTGATGGAATAATAACTTTTTTTCAAGGATTGTTTGATGTAATAATAGGAATCATAGAAGTAGACCCTGATAAAATCTTAAAAGGGATTCAAGGAATGATAGATGGAATTCTTGAAATTTTTATGGGGTTAGACAAAATTGTTGAAGCCATGATTGGTTTTTTTATTGATGTTTTAATAGCTATTGGTACCTGGGCATTAAAATGGATAGATAAGTTGAAAGAAATGGCTCCAAAATTAGTTGGTGCTTTAGTTGATGAATTAAAAAAACTCCCTGGAAAAGTATGGGATTTTTTAAATAGTGTTTGGGATGTTATAAACGAATGGGATAAAAAACTAAAATCAACAATGTTTGATTTAGGAGTTAATTTCATTAAAGGTTTTGTTGATGGAATTAAATCAATTGCACATAAAATCGGAAATGCTATTTGGGATGCTATTCCTAAAGAAGTAAGAGATTTCATTAAAGGAACTGGAGATTTTGTTGGAGGAATCACCGCAGGTGTTGATAATGTAGTTGGCGGAGCAGGGAATTTTCTTGGTTTTGAAGATTTCTTGTTTAGACCAGGACAAGCCCCAGTTAGATTTAGTCCACAAGATACTATTATTGGAATGAAAGACACAAGCGCGTTAGGCAGAGGAAACAATAGTTACGGAAACAACGAAGCTTCTTTTGTTTCAAATATTACAATTAATATTAATTCTGCTTCCAGAAGTGATTTAGATACTTTGAAAAGAGAATTGAATCAAAGCATGGAATCAGATTTTAGAAGACTTACAAGTGGGTGGAAATAATGACTGGAAGCGTTTATTTTACTGATGGAAGTTCAACTATTGGAGTAAATATGACTGATGTTTCAGAAGAATTTGCTAAAACAATAATTACAATTGAAAGAGGATTGAGTAAAACAAAACATGCTTCAAGCGGAGCAATTGTAATCCTTCAGGATTTCAAAAAACAAACTAGAAGATTTTTTGTCAATGGAAAAATTCAAAACATTGTCGGAGGAAGCACTGCTTGGCAACAAAAAAGTGAATTAAAAACAATCATCGAAGCAGGAGGAACTTTTCATTTTCATAATGGTTCAGATGGAACTTTCACTGGAAATGTAACTAAATATAAATTTAAAGAAAGAGGCGGAATCCCTAATGTTTATAATTCAAGTATTGAATTTATTTGCGGTAGTTCTAGGTCGTGATTGAATGGGTTTAGAATGGAGATGGTGGAGACTTAACGAAGCAACTGGAAACGCAATTGACAGTTCAGATAACACTGATAATTTAACTGAACAAGGAACTGTTGCTTCTCAAACAGGACACGTTGATGCTTCAAGAGGACCATTTTCTACTTCAAACAGATTTGATAACACAACTTTCAGTGGATTTAGTAGTACACAATCTTTTTCTGTTTCTTTTTGGTCATATTGTTTTCAGAATCCTGATGCAGATAATTTTTGTATGTTTTTTGGTGATTCAGCAAACCAATTTCAAGGATATATAATTTATGATTATGACCCTGGAAGATGGATTTTTCAGTTAGGAAAGAACGGAGTTGGTAGTGATGCAATAACTCAAACAACCGCTGCTTCAAGTGGTAATTGGTATTGGATTTGTGTAACTTATGATGGTTCTGACGGATCAATGACTTTAAACATAGACAATGGCACTGAAGGAACAGGAACTTATGCACAAGGCTCTGCTACAAGTTTTGATAAATTTTATATGAGTCATCCTTCATCTAATCCTACAAAGGATTTTTACATGGAAGATTTTAGATTTTATGATTTTATCTTATCTTCAACTCAACAAGATTTTATTTATAATTCTGGAAGTGGAACAGATAATTCATTAGGAGTTCCTGATTCAAATGATGTTTTATTAAACGGATTTATTAAAACAAAAATCACAGGAGAAAACAATTTGAATGCAAGAATTTATTTAGAGAAAGAGGGTACTGTTTTGCTTTTAATTGAAGGACAAGATTTCGCTGATAGGTATATGAGTGTTAAAACAATAAGAAAATTAAGTCAGTTAAGTCAGTTTGAATGTGAATTAACTGGAATAGAAGATGCTGATAAAGCTTACATAAAAAAAGGAGCAATCGTTTATTTTTATTTTGATAACACAAATAATTTAATTCAAAAAGGAAAAATTGGTTCAGTTGAATATTTAACAGAATTTGATTGTAAAATAACTGGTTATGGAATGGCAAAAACATTAGCTGAAAGAAAAGTTTTTCCTAATTATGTTGAAGGGAGAAGTGTTTTTACTAATGTTAATTCAGATACTATAATAAAAACACTTTGTTCTTATTCAGATAATCCTGAAACTCAAAGTTTAGAAACAAATTGGTGGAAAATGGAGGGAACCAGAGACGTAATTGATAGTGTTGGTACTGGAGACGATTTAACTCAAAGAGGCGTTGTTCCTAATCAAACAGGAAAAATTGACAGCGCAAGAGGGCCTTATTCTTTAGTTAATAGATTTGAGAATACAACTTTTAATGGATTTAGTTCAGATAATTCTTTTTCAGTTTCTTTTTGGGCTTATTGTAACGCTGAACCAACTGAGGATGTTTATTTGATTTATTTTGGGAATATTTCTACTGAACTTCAAGGATATGTTATTTATGATTATTCTGATGGATTATGGAAGTTTCAATTAGGGAAGAATGGAACTGGAGGGGAAGTGGTTTCAACTCCTTTAACTCCTGTTTCTGGAAACTGGTACTGGATTTGTATAACTTATGATAGTTCAAATAAAAACATTGTTATTAATATTAATTCAAACACTGCTACTGGAAAATTTTTACAAGATGATGCAATAGCTTTCACTAATTTTTATGTAGGACACCCTGCTTCATTACCTCCTACTGGATTTTATTTTGATGACATAAGAGTTTATGATTTTTCTTTAACAGAAGAACAACAAGCTGAAGTATATAATTCTGGTTCAGGTAAAACTCTTGGATTAGGAAATTATTCATTAAATAACAATAATCCTTGGATTGTTAATATAGGGCAAAATGATTCTATTCCTGGATTAACAATTAGATTTGATGATGAAGATAAGTTAAGAGCAGTAGCTGCTACAGCAGAGCAAGCTGGATTAGATTGGTGGATGACTCATATAGGGGAAGCACAAGATGTAATTAATGTTGGTTTAAGAGACACTACTTCAAAAATGACGTTCAATACTACCGGAGCAAATCAGAATGCTTATGGAGTTAGCTATGAAGAAGACATTGAAAAGTTAGCTAATTATGTTGTTGCAATTGGAAAAGGAGATGGAATTAATCAATTTTCTACAACTTATTATGATGCCTCTCCTAATTGGACTGAAGTTAGTGGAGGAGAAGTGTCTGCTTATTCTTCTGATTCAAACACAAATTTTTTATATCATTTTGAAAACAACGGAACTGATTCTGGTCCAAGTGGCTTAGATTTAGGGGTTTCTGGTGCAGTAACTTATATTAGTTCAGGAAATAAAATTGGTTCATATTCTGTTGGAGAAATGAATACTGGAAGTTATTTTGTTTATACTGGTTCTCCTTATGATTTGTGGTTATATAATATGCCTTCAGGAACTTTTGAAGGATGGGTTTATTCTGTTGGAGATGGCCCAAGAGAACAAATAATATATTCACGGGAAGCAACTATTGCTAATATTAATTTAAGTATATATATTGATTCTGCTAGAAAATTAAATGTCTATTTTAGGGAAACTCCAACAAGTTTACCTTTTACTTCGACAAATGATGTTTCTGTTAATGAGTGGAACCATTTAGCTGTAACATGGGATTCAGGAAGCACTGAAGCAAGAATTTATTTAAATGGAGTTTTAGATTCAGTTCATAATGGAACTTATTCTATTGGAAGTGGAGTTCCTGGAGCAAGACAAATTGGAACTTTTTCAGGGTATCTTGATGAAATGCGATTAAGTAATTCAGTTAGAACTTCTTTTGGAGAATCTACTTCTTTTATTAATGAAACACAAACATCAATTCCTGTTTCAGGGACAACTGATTTTGATTCAATCGGAACAATAAATATTGGAAACGAACAAATAATTTATTCTGGAACAGATTCAACTCATTTTACTGATTGCACAAGAGGAGCAAATTCAACTACCGCTAT